GCATTCAGGGATATCGGGCAGTTGTTTGCGAAGTGAGGCTGCCAGACACACAAAAGCCGCGCAATGCGCGGCTTTCTTGTTTGGTGGGCCCACACGGACTTGAACCGTGGACCAAAGGATTATGAGCCCGAATAAAAGATCATGGCCCATTGGGGAAACCCCGTAAATCATAGATTTTATTGCTATTTTGTTCATATGTGCCGAATAGATCTACGGCTAGTGTGGACGCTTTGTGGACGGCGTTCTGCAGCATCCATTGCACTCCTTTGCAAAACCTCTCACCTAGTGCAATCACCATCCCCCCATGAAGTCCCCCGGCCGGCTTGGCCTGGAGCCCTGATTACACGGTCTTGATGGTTTGCACAAAAAAAGGACGCGAACCCCGTCGGCGGGAGGGGGATAAGTGATTTTCTGCCCTCATTTTTTTCAAGTCGTGGCGTTTTTGCCGGCATCGGCTACCCAGTCTCCGGAGCTCCTCCAGCTTTGTAGTAACGCTCTTGCCCATCAATGCAAACCCTATCGATACTGAGACAACGAAGGCGCTTTAGCTCCTCACAGAACCCGGGCATCTGGCTGGCGAAGCACGCGTAAAAGTCTGCAGACATACGAGCGGAACTCGGTAGGCGAACGTCGCAGACGTAAGGAAGAAATTGAAGCGATCGAGGACGAGCCACTTGCATTGCTCAGGCGCTGTAGCAAACAATGGCTTTTTACCCTGAGGGAGATGCGTTATGGACGATGAGTTAAGCGTGGAAGTTGAGGTAGATGAAACTCCGTATGTTGAGTTTGATATTTCTGTGTCGCCCTCAGACCCCAGCCTTGAGCTATTAGTCACTCAACTCGAAAGAAGCGATATTATTATCCCTTTTTACCAGCGCCGATTCGTATGGGGGCTAGATCAAGCGTCAAGATTGATTGAGTCTTTCTTAATGGGTTTACCTGTTCCGCAAATCTTCTTGTATGTTAACTCGGACGATCAGTTAGAGGTAATTGACGGCCAGCAGCGACTGATGTCGGTCAAATACTTCATGGAAGGATATTTCGGCGAGCCAGACAAGAACGAAAAACGTCAAGTATTTCGCTTGAAGGGCCTTGCAGAACGTTCGGAGTTTAACGGCAAACTATTTACTGATCTATCCCCTAAAGATCAGCGAAAGCTACGCAACTCAACACTGCGAGCGATCAACATTAAGCAGATTAAACCTGACGACAGAAACGACAGTGTTTTTCATATCTTCGAACGGTTAAACACCGGTGGCACTCAGTTAAAGCCGCAGGAAATTCGGAATGCGGTTTATCGAGGAAATATTGTTAAATCGCTAAACAGACTCAACAAGACACCAGGCTGGCATGAAGTCCTGGGAATGAAAAAGCCTGATAAGAACCAGAAGGACATTGAACTCATATTGCGACTCTACGGCTTATTTAGAGATTGGGAGCAATACGAAAAACCAATGCTGCGATATTTAAATACGACTATGAGTCAAGGTCGAGAGTTTGACTCTCCCAAGGCAGCCGAATTTCAAGCAAAATTTCCGGAGGTAGTTGAAAAAGTCGTTAAGGGAATTAAAAATCCTTTCCGCCCCAAAGGAGTAATCAATTCTGCCGTTTTGGAATCTGTCATGATTTCACTTCTGGAGGATGCAGGCGCGATTCCAATAGCTGACCTCCAGCGTAGGTATGACCTGCTATTCATGGATCAAAGTTTCTTGGATACAATCACCGGCCCGACAACCGACACTTTGATGTTACGTACCAGAATCGAAAGAGCCAAGGAAGTATTGACTAATGGCTAGGGCAGATCTGGATCTTCATCTTAAGAAAATAGATGATCTTGCTCAAGAAATCAGCCAATTTGTACCCGAGGATAATATCGGAGCGCAAACCTTTAGATCTGATCTTGCGGGATTATTGGTTGTAGCAATTGCGGCGAGCTACGAGGCGTGCGTAAAAGAAATATTGATATCCTATGCCACCAGGCATCACGTCATGTTTGGGAACTACGCACAAAACAACTATAGCAAGATAAACAGCCGCATTAAGATAAATGACCTGAAAGGGTATGCGCGATTATTTGCACCCAGAATTGAGATCGACTTCAAGGCACGTCTAGCTGAAAAAAAGAACAGAATATCAACAAGGGTCGGTATAAATATTGAAAACCGATTCGAGCAAATTCTTGATTGGCGACATGACTTTGCTCATGCCTGGAAGAAAAACACTACTGTTGATGAGGCACTGAAGACGCACAAATTTGCAAAAAGAGTTCTCTATGCTTTTGACGAAGCATTTTCTATGAATTAATGTTCCGTCCTGATGTGATAAAACCCGCCTACCGGGCGGGCTTTCATTACGCGGTAATAAGTCCTAACTTTACAGCTAACTGCTTCGCCTGAATGGATTTGTCAGTAAATTTGCTAGCATCCGTTGGGGATGGCGTCGGTCCAGGTGTGTGTGTATGGGTAGCTATTTGGCTATTCATCGCATCTACCAAGTCAATAAGATCGCACAGCACTCGCAGTACATTCACTCCCTCAGACCCGAGCCAGGTCTTGGGTGCATTGAAGCGTTGACTAACCCCGGCCATGCTCTCGCGCACGCCCTGAATCCTTTCCGCCATATCTCCGCCCACCGTGGCGTTGTGCTTCTGCCCCACCACCAGGTTCAAGTCCCGGCCAGTCGCCTGGTGTAGATCATCCACTGCGGCCAGGCTCGCAGAGCCACCCGACAGCAGCTTCAGCGCGCCCAGCGCCTCCACCGTCTTGATCCCACCCACCGACTCGCTTGAATGATCGTCCACCGTACTGGTGTGACTCTGGAAGCTCTCCGTGTTCTGCATCGCCTCCACTTCCCGCTCGATCGCCTTGTCCTGGATCTTGCCATCAGTTTGGCGCAGCCAGTTGCCGTCGGCGTCGACGCGCTGCTGGCAGGCTTCGCTGTGCTGCCACACCTGGTCGCCCTTCGGCACCCGGGGCAAGCTCAGGCCGTGCGGCAGGATCTGCGTGATAAAGGGCTTATGCGGCAGGCCGTAGGCGAAGCTGACCACCACAGTGGTGCCCTCTCCCGGGAAGCCGAACATGCCCGCCTCTTGCCCGCCCATTGGCGCCGGCAGCGGCAGGCCGGTCAGGATCGGCAGGTTGGGATCTGGCTCACCATCGGGCAGCAACACTTCCACGTCGACGCCAAAGCGCGGCCGGAAGTCGTCGCACAGACCAGGTGCGGCCGGCGCATCGGGTACGGCGACCACGCGGCCAAAGCGTGGCAGGTGATAGCCGCCGGTCAGTTCTGGGAATTGCCGCTCTACGCTGCGACGGATTGCGTCGTCCATTTGATCGCCATTTGGTTGCCGGCAAGGGTCACGCTGGTGACCCTTTCGCCCTGGTTGATGGTTGCTCCTGGTCGTAGTCCTGGAAGGGCCGCGATCATTGCGCTTTGATTGCCCTGGTAGCCGTCGAACAATTCGACCGGCAACTGCAGCGGCGAACGGATGCCAAAGAAGCTGTCGGCCCAACTGCCCACGAACACTTCGCCATCGCCCTGCTGCTGCCAGATGAAGTCGGGGATGCTGAACACGCTGGCCAGGCTGTCCATGGCCAGATAACCGGCGGCCAGGCTGTAGAAAAACGGCGCCTTGACCTTGGCGTACGCCTTGTCCGGAACGCGAAAGCGCAGGCCGGTCTTGTCGCTGACCTCGGCCAGGACACCCCGTAGGTCAACGTGGCGCAGGTTCAACGGCATAGGCTGCGACAGGATCGCCGCCAGTTCGCGACAGACCAGGATCTGCTGCACGCTGTTGATCGCCGTGGAGCGCTCAACAAAGCCGATGAAGTGGCGCTGCAGCGGGTTGTCGTTGTAGCCGACATCAAGCGTCACCAGGCCTTTGACCGGCCCGTCTGCCTGGATGGTGAAGGTCGCCCGGCCGGGGCTTTTGATCTCCAGCCGGACTTCGTCTTTGATCAGCGGGTAAGGCGTGCCGCCGATGGTCAGTACCTTGTGAAGTTTCATGGCGTCGGGGCCAGCCAGTCATCCACCTTTTTCAAGGTGCGTTCGAATCCGCTTAGCTCCCCGGGTGTACCGCTGCCATCGCCACCAGCCGCGCCGCCCACGGCCGAGCCCGGGCCAGATTGCGACGTCACACCATTGGCAGCACGGCGACTCTCCACGCGTTCAGGGTTGGAGAGTTTTTCAGACAGAGTGAACTGCACCAGCCAGGCACTTAGCGTGTCGTCTTCCCGGGCGCTCACACCGTCGGAGAATTGCACTTCACGGATGCCGAACGCGGCGGCGGTGTCGTTGACGATGCGGTACATCTTGAGCTGACCACCGCCGGCCGTTGCCTCGGCCAAACGCATCAGACTGCGCAGTTGCACCTGGTCAACGAAAGGGATCATCAGGGAGACCGTCAGGGTTTTGGGTTTGAAGCCCTTGTGCGCGGTCTGGCTGTTGCTGGTCTGCCCCGACAGATCATCGCTTTCAATGCGTAGGTTGGCGGTGATTTTCAGGCGCTTGCCCAGGATCTGCTGGCCATCGAGAAGTAGCGTCATAGGCCCACCAGCTCCCGAACAAAGCTCAAACCGTCCCGCGATCCCACCAACAGCACGCCGGCGCACAACACCCACTCATGACCAGGTGCATCGCCTTCAAGCAAGGCTCGGCGCAACTCGCTGGTGTCACCAGGGCCGAGGATCCGCGCACGCATGCTGTGGTCGGCGTTGCCGCCGGCCAGCAGGTCTTTCAGATCATTCAGCTGTTTGTCGCGCCCCTTCTGTTGGGCAGCTTTGCGGCCGGCCAGCACAGCCAGGTCGCCCATGGGCGAGCTGTCGGCCGCGTAGCTCTCCAGGACGGCGATCTGGCCGGCCATGGATTGCTTGGCCGCCTTGACCACCGTGCAACGCTCCAGGGGCAGCGCCGACCAACGCGGCAACGGCCCAGCGCTGGGGATCTCCCACTTGTCAGTCTCCAGGCGCGACAGGTTCCGCGCACGGCGCTCAGCGCGCACCAGGTCAGGAATCGGCAACAGCGCGTTGAAGCGCGCCAGGGTCTCGGCAAACTGGTCCAGGCGCGTGCCCAGGAACATCAACGACAGCGCGTATTGAGTGCCAGCCGGCCGTCCGTTGTCGCTGGCGTCGACCAGTTTGGCGGCCAGCTGCTGCAGCAAGTTGGGTGCAGACAGAAACCGCTGGTGGCCACGGCCCTGGCCTATCCCGCTTTGAAAAGGCGTCACGGTCAGGCACGCCGGAGCTTCGCCCATCTGCCCAGCCAGCGCGGCGCGGCCGGCCTGGATCGCGCCTTTGGCGGCGTCACCCACCGGCCCCGGGTTGGTGCTGGTCATGCCGTCCAGCCCTGCCAGGCGATTCGCGGTGCTGGCCAGCTCGCCACCGGCCAGATCCTTGGCCGCTGACAGCTCGCCCATCCACTGCGTAGCCTGCTCGGGCCAGCGCATGGTCACTGGTGCCCAGTTCATTCGTCAGCCATCCAGGTTGGCACCGAAGGACGCCCAGCATGCGGAAAGCCTAACGATTGCGGCCAGTCGCGCAGTGCTTGCATGTACTGCAGCAACTCTTTGAATTGCTCGTCGCTCAATGTCGTCGGTGCGTCGATCTCCAATTGGTCGCGGTGGCGATCGCGCAGACCGATAGCGACCGATAACACCTGGTTGCGCCATGCACGCTCAGTGATTGCCAGCTGGTCACCGGTTGGACCAGGCGCGGCCACGGCAACCGGCACGCCATCAGCGTTTAGTTGAATCAGCTGGCCACTGTTTTGAGCGCTCAGAAGATCCGCGTAGGCCGCATCAGTGATCTTCACCGCGTCGGCGGGGATGTTCTTGCCGTGAATTTTTGACGATAGGAAACCGTCGGTAGCAGAGAAATACAGCATGGCTTCAAGCTCCTAATAGCCGATGGCGATCCAAAAAAGGGAGTTGGTTGCGCTGCCGTTGACGTAGTCACCGCCCAGGCCCATCAAGTATTTCGAGCGGTCCGGCACAATTACCCAGGTACTGGCGTTATGAGCGAAATTCGCCATGGCCAGCATGGCCACAGCCGCCGTTGGGAACGCCATGGGAAAGAAACGAAAACCGGTGTCGCTGTGCGTTTCGGTCCCGTACCCCCACTGCAGAACCAGCCCACCCAGCCAACTTGGAAAGGCAATAAAGCCCGTAACACCCAGGGAAAAAGAGACGCCCATCCGCAGTTTTTTGGGGGTGACGAACGTGGTGTCGTCGGCTCCGGCATTGACCTGGGCGGCCGTTGCGACTCGGGCAATACCGTGGGCTGCCTCAGTGGCCTGAACATTGTCTGCTTTGGTATCAGGGTTGAAATTCGCCTCAGTCCAGAAACGATAGCGTCTGTTCCCCGCTGACCAACCACCAAAGGCAAACTGGTTATCAGTGTCCAGACCAAAGAAGGTGCCGTATGAACCACCACGAAGGAACGCAATGGCAGCTGGAGCTGCTGCCACACCTGCGTTGGAGACACAAATCGAGGCATGCGCCTGTTCGTAGTTACCTGCGGCCGCCAACGTGGGCAGACTGCCTACCGCAAAGTAGGTGGCGTAGTTCCAGGTGCCGCCCATGCGGACAAAGCGCTCATCACTTTCCGGCTTAGTAAATACGTCGGTCTTACTGACTTTCTTGCCAATTTCCGTATTCAACTGCTGCTTTACCGCCGTCACCATCTTGGTGCTGGCCAACACGCTGCTGCTGTCGCTCGCGGGGTCATCCGTGATCGCATTGGGCAGATTGCCCAGGTCCACGTCTTCTTTGGTGGTGGCACGGGCGCGCAGGTTCGCGTAATCCCCTTCCCGGGCGGCGAAGTGTTGTACCAGCGAGCCGGCGATGGGCTCGGCCGGGCGGCGATCGGTAATGGCGTTGGCGTTGGGCAGATCCGCCAGGGGGATGCAGTAGTGCTTCACGCCAGCACTGTCGGTGTAGTCCGGGCGAGCGGCGCCGAACACTACCTGCCAGCTGGCCACCACATCGCTCAACTGCCGCTGCAGCGCAATATCCAACCAGGCAGTGGTCGGCAGTGCCGTCGGCACGATCGGCAGAGCGGTCGCCCGCTCCAGGCGAATGCCCTCGACATAGGCGGTGCCCGGTTTCACCTGGTACGCGCCGCCGACCTTTTCCACCTGTAGCGCGCTGCCAAAGAAACACGCACGGCCAAACACGTCGCGGTTGCTCAGACGCTCGCGCTCATCGATGCCGGCCAGGCGCACGGTGAAATCGTGCTGCCAGGTTTTGGCGTCGATGGTGATTCCGGTCAGCCCTTGGGCACCGTCAAACACCAACAGCATGTTGCGGGTCAGGTTGTTGCCGATCTGCTGCGGCGGGATGTTGCGGCGCTTTTGCTGGGTGGGCACATAGGCCACCGCGAACAGCACACCGTCGACAGTCTCCAGCCCGATCCAGTTGAAGTCCCAGTCGCCAACGTCAGAGCCGATCTGCGCGCTGTACACCACCTGATTGGGGTTCACGTACCCAGCGTGGGCGGCCGGGATATCGTGCGCATAGACGATCTGCGCCGCCGCTGGCTTTGGTGCCGCGCGGTCCACTGGATTGCTGGGGTTCAACCCCGGCACGTTGGCAAAAATGAACCGGCTGACTTTCAGCCCAGTGCCGGCGGCTTGTCGCTGGGCGATCAGGCTTTCACCTGCAAGGGTAATACTGGCTCCCATGAGGGCTCCTAAAGGCTGGCGACCAGCGTTTGCTGATCGTCGTGGAAGTGAACAAGGGCGATCTGCACCGGGACCGGTGTGATGGTGGAAAAGTCATAACGTCGGCAGGTGCGGCCGTATTGCTGGATCAGCACGCGCAGCAGCTCAGGGTTTTGCGACAGTTGCGAGTCCGAGAAACGCAGCAGCACCACATCCCAATCGCGGCCGGCCTGGCGTTCCTCGATCTCGACGTAACCAACGCCCAGGCGTTCCAGGATGCGCTTCATGCCGGCGGTGCTGCCGGCGTCCACGGCATTGATAAAGGCGTACTTGACCCGCAAGCGATACAAGCTCTCGGGTTCGCCCTTGAAACGGGTGATATCGCGCTGCCAGGCCAGCAGGTCCAACACGGTGATATGGCAGGTGTCCGCGTCCATCTGCAGCAGCGGCCAGCGCAACCAGCCCTCGACGCGTTCCCACCAGGACTGGGCGGCCGCTTTGAGCTTGGCCAGCTCGGTGCCATCGAGCCAGAACGGCAGATCGATCTTAATCATGCAGCACCACCTCCAGGCTCTGGATCCGCGGAATGTTCAGCTCGCTGATGATGTCGGCCGTGGCAAAGCGCAGTGACTCAATGCCGGCGAACTGCTGGTGAAGCTCTTCACCGAGGCGGCTAAAAGAGAAACGCGACTGGGGATAGGTCAGCGTCGGCTGGAAGTCCGTGGCGGTGCTCTCACGAAAGGCCGCTCGTACAAACAGGGCAGCGTTGCCCTTGAGGGTTGCACGCTGTTCGGTGGTCAAGGTCGAGCGTGGCCAGATCTCCAGATTCACCAAATGCTGCGTTTCTGGCATGACCAACACCAACAGATCATCGCCATGGCCATGGTTGCCCTGGTCGCGGATATGCGCGTTGATTTGTGCCAGATAAGTCGCCGCCGGCACGTCCGCGTCGAACAACACAAAGGCATTGGCACTGCCCGGGCCACGCGGCGCGCCGTGCTGGAAATACACGCCATCCGGACGCACACCTGGGAACGCCGAAATCAGGGCGCGATATACCGCGTCGGTGTGCCACTGGTTGACCGCCGAGAACTGGTTACGGGTGCGCAAACGCAGTTCGTCGTTGGGTTCAGGATCTGCACCTGGTGTCGTCAACCAGCCATCGCTGTTCACCACCTGGGCAATGCCCGGTACCGGAACCGGCAGGATCGCGTAATAACCTGGGGCCAGGTTGAACCCGGCGCCGGTGTCGACTGCCTCGACCGGGATCTGCAGCTGCATCAGCCCGTCCGCAAACACCCCCACGGCGGTGGTCACCACCTGGTAGATGTGGCCGTTGATCGATGCGGACTGCACCAGCGTTCCGGCCGGTACTTCCAGGGCGCCGCCGGCGGCTTCACGGGTGAACAGCAAAAAGCCCTTGGCCTTGGTTGCGCCCTTACGCTCGACATTGACGGCCCAGGCCAGCATATCGAGCCAGGCGTCTACAGCAGTCTTGACGAAAAAGTTGGGCAGCACCGTGGCCACGAAAAATTCCAGGATCCACAGCACCGGCTTGGTCACCAGGGCGCGCACCACGCGCCAGAACGGCGAATAGGCGCTGGTGTTGCTCAATTTGCTGCCCTGGGCAGCTACTTCTTTTTCCCACTCCTGCAGCAGCCTCGCTTCGGTCGTGGGAATGCCGGCGTCGGCCAGCGCCTGCTTGAAATCTACGTCACTCACAAAGTCACCTCGATATTGCCGAATTTTAGGGTGGCAGCCGTGACCAAGTACTGGCCGGGCTGCAACTGGGTGATCTGCGCCGTGCCCGGTACCAGGCGCTCGTCGGCCTCCACCAGCAGTTCCAGTTGTTGGATGCAGTCGCGTTGTTTGAGCCGGTCGCGCTCGGCCACCAGGGTGACCAGCAGGCCGCTGTCGCGGATCATGTGGGCGATGTCCTGGGCGATACTGGCCCGGTCATCGATCAGCAGCGGCTGACGCGACGGGTCCAGCACCAGGTCGTTGCCGGCGATCAACAGGTCGATGTACTCGCTCATCCGCCCACCGACATGGCAACCATGTTTTCCATTTCCAGCGGGGTCATAGGCTTGCTGGTGTGGATCTCGACCTTTTGCACCTGCATGCCTTTGTTCTGCGTCTGGTTGTTCTGGATGCTGGTCAGCAGCCCGCCCTGGGGCACCGCGTTGGGCCGCGCCGGCGACAGGCTTGGAATGGCTGCATTGATGGTCTGCTGGGCTTTCTGCGCCGCTGCAGTGGCGTCCACGGTGTTAACGCCGATGTCAGTACCGGGCACCTCGGGCATGGCGCCAAAGCGGGTTTCAATATCGACGCCGGGGATCTTGTTCAGCATTTCGATCAGGTTGTTGATCGCCGTGTGAAAGATCGCGACGATGCCGTCCCATGCGGCCTTGGCCATCCCGGACCAACCGCCCATCGAGGCGAACCAGTCCGACAGCGCAGTGAGCTGGTCACTGACCCACTTGAACGCCTCGCTGTTCATCAGTGCGGCGGTCCACTCGTCCCAGTACACGACGGCAGCAATCACCGCCGCGACCAGGGCCAAGACGCCGATCACGATCCAGGCGACCGGATTGGCCAGCAGCGCCGCATTGACCAGCCAGATCGCGCCCTGCCACATGAGCATCACACCGCGAACCACGCCCAGGGCGGCCGTCAGGCCATACACCACGGTGATATACGTCAGCATGATCAGCTTCTGCAGCACGAACCCGGCAGCAGTGCGCAGGCTCATCAACTGCACCACCTTCCAGACGGTGACCATGGCCAGCCAGACCATACGGCCGGCGCCGACGGCGAACGTCAGTAGGGACATGGCCGCAATCAGCGCCAGGATCGTCAGCGTAACGATGCCGATTACCCGGGTGATGTTGGGGAACATCTGGGTCCAGCGCGTCATGGTGCCGGCGATGCCGGACAGCTTGGCCATCAACGGGGTCAGGATCGGGATCAGCGCCTGGCCAAAGGCAATACGCAGCGCCTCGACCGCCGCCGCGAACTGCTGCCACGGGTCAACCATGGCCATGGCCATGTTCTGCGCATCCTCCAGGCCGCGCACCTTGCCCAGCTTGTCCATGCCGTTGCGCAGGCGATCGGTGTCCTTGGCCAGGGAGTTGATCACCTGGGCACCCTCCCCGCCGAACGCTTCCATCAGCTTGGCGCTGGCCGACGCGCTGGTCAGATCGCCCAGTTTGCCCTGCAGCTTGTCCATAATCTGCAGCATGGGCAGCGCTTTGCCGTTGGCGTCGGTAAACTTCAGCCCCATTTTTTCCGAGGCAGCGCCCAGGTTTTCAAAGAACGCCTTGTAGCGCCCGCCGGCGTCGCCGCCTTCCATGGTGCTGCTCAGCGAGCCAATCACCGCGAACTGTTCAGCGATATCGACGCCGGCAGCGGTGGCGATCGAACCCACTTCCTTAAAGGCGTCCTTGAGCTGGGCGCCGTCGGTGCGGAATAGCTGCACCGCCAGGGCGGTTTGCCCACCGAGTTTTTCAACCCATTCGCCCTTGCCCATGGCGTCGGCCTGGCCCTTGAACAAGTTGTACATGGTGCCCACATAGGCGCCCATGGTCTCGGCGTCGGATTTGGTGGCCTTGGCCAACAGGTTGCTGGTATTGGTGAAGGTGGCCAGTTGGCTGCCTGTCAGGCCCTTAATTGCGCCTTCGATACTGTAGGCCGACGCCACAAAATCCCGGGCGTTCTCGCCATAGTTCACCGAGAACTCCAGGGCCTTTTGATTCAGCGCAGTCAGCGCATCTTCGGCCACGCCCAGGGATTTGACCTCGCCCAGGGCGCGGTTCATCTCCAGGGCCGGCTGCAGCGACTGATTGATGCCAACGAAAGCGCCCGTCACACCGGCCAGGCCCATGCCCATGGTTTTGATGTTCTTTTCGCTTTGCTCGGTCAGCTCGGAAAAGCCCATTTTCACCTTGCCCAGGGGCGCGGTGACCTTGTCGGTCAGGGCCAGGATGAAGTCCAGGCGTGCGCTACGATCGGCCATGTGGTTCCTACCCGTTCAACGCACGGGCAATGCCGCTTGCCACGGCAAATTCCATGCGTTTCCAGTGTTCGTCTTCCAGCCACTTGGCCGTGCCCATGTTCTCGATGCTGGGCTCGGCACCAGGTAGCCAACGGTTGGTCAGGGCCAGCAACTGGCCCAGGCCGTCTTCGGTCAGGCGCTCAGCGTGCTCAAGGGCTTTTTTACGATGATCTCAACGTCGGGCGCGTACTCCTCAAGGAGCGCGCCGGCCACTTGCATGGTCATCACTGGGTTGGCCAGCAGCTCGCGCAGACCGGCTTTTTCAGCCGGCAGTACGGTGCTGCTCAGCAGGTTGAAAGACGGTGCGACCTTGTTATTGGCGGTCATGGCGTTGAAGTACTTGGTCACGTCCTGGGGCGTCAGGGTGAAGGTGAATTCCTTGGGGCCGATTTCCAGGGTGATTTCGCGGGCTTGTGCCTGGCTCATATTTGGTTTCCGTTTCAGTGGTTGAATTGAGGTTTCATTGGGATCGGCGCAGACAAATCTGCACGTGTTGCTGCAGGCCAAGGATCATTTGCTTACTGAGGGCAAGCTGATCTTTGAGGGTGAAATAATCCGGTCGAGCGTCTGTTGCGAGTTCGGCGGTGGCTGCATTAGCCAAGCCGCCGGTGCCGGTACTGGTGGGCACTTTGGGGCTGCAGGTGGCGTTGATGTGCAGCCGCTGACGGCCATCACCAACATCCCGACGCTGCTCAAGGTTCGAAGCGAGTTCATCGTTCAGCTCCAGGGTTCGTTTAAGGTCGATAGCGTCACGGTTGGCTAGCATTTCGCCGCTGATGCGCGCTGCTTCGCGCAGGCCTGCCGCTTCGAACAGCGCGTTGTCGCGTTCACGGCGGGCGGAGTCGCGCTGCCCTTGCAAGACGTCGAAGGCCACAAATGCGATCAGGCACAGCACCAGGGGAAACAGGACTTCCCGCATCACAAACCCGCCTCGCACAGCGCCACTTCGGCCAACCGGCGGGCGTGCAGCCCTGGAATAAACACCTTCTTGCCCTGGGCGGTGGTCACAAATGCCCAGACCGGGGTTTTGCCGTCAGCGGCCCAGGCCAGCGCTTTGCAGCCGTCCTTGATACGGCCGGCATTGATCAGGCCGACGGCGCGACTGGCGCATGTGCTGGCGGTGCCGAAGTTGTGGCCATGGCTGCTCAAGGCGTCGAAGGTGTTCTGGCCGACCTGCTGGTTGGTGATGCAGTCGGCAAGCTGCAGTTGCCCGTTACGGATCACCAATTGCTCCACCTCGTCACAGCGCGCGTCCGACCAGTAGTCACCGACCACCACCGGATACGGGCTGGTGTGGCGGGTGATCCCTTTGCACACGGTCGGCAGGCCCTGGGCCAACTTGTCCGCATAGACGGTGTTCTGGCCGTTGCCTTCCCAGGTGCCCAGGAACACCACCAGCGTGGAGCTGCACAACGCAATGGCACCGGCGGCGATCTTGCCGCGCAGGCTCATGGGAATAGCACCCGCAGCAACGCCGGCCCGACCATCTGCGCGACCACGCCCAGCACAGTAAGCACCGCCAACATTCGGGTGACCTTGGTTCCGATATCGGACACGGTGGCGGTCAGCTCGCGCTGGCCATCGTTCAAATCCGAGAGCTGTACCGCCATGTGTTCGAACTCGCCTTCCAACCGCGTGACGCGGGTAGGCACGGTTTCATGGCGTTCTTCCAGGTCGCTGACGCGGTGCTCAAGCACCGCGTAGCGGCTTTCCAGGGTGCCCTTGGGCTTGGCGCGTGCGGTCATCTGTGCTGCCCTTGCTCAAAATGGGATTGGCACGGCACGCACCGGGTGATTCCCCCCAACGCTCGGCGTGCAGCCGGTATTTCGTAGTCGCAGTCCATGCAGTCGGTCAGGCTCGGCCCCGAAGGGTGTGGGCGGGCAAGATGGGCCTGAATCAACCGCACGCGCTCCAGCTCCTCGATCTTCTTAGCGTCGTCGAGCCAATCGCCCATCAGCGCAGGCCCTCAATCTCTGCAGCCGCCAGGTACGGCACGCCGTTGACGCGAATAAAGTCTGGGCTGGTGACCTCGAAAGGCACCTTATGCTTGGACTTCTCGCCGCCCTTGGGGTCGACACTCAGCAGGCTGGAGACCTTCAACTTGCAACCGAAGGCCTCGATGCGCAGCTCTTCTTCACCAGCCTTGGCAAAGAACACCGAGTCGAATGGCTCCAACTGGCGAAAGCTGCCGGCATTGCGGGCGGCCTCGATCAGCAGGTTGAAGTTGCTGGTGTCGAATTCAAATTCGCCGCTGGCCGCCACGTCGCCGTCGACGTGCCCGTTGGGTACGCCCCGGGTTTGCGCCACGGCGGTGTTGTCGGTGATATCCAGGGTGCAGCTTTCGACATGCACCTGCAGGTCGCCCAAGTTGATGTCGAAGTTTTTACCGCCAATACGGGACATACGGGATTACTCCGAATCGTCGTTGGAAAGGTCCAGGGCGATGTTCGCCGTCAGGTCCTTTGGGCAATTAAGGGGTTTGATCTTGATGTACACCTCCACCTTGGTTTTGGTATGCCAGATCAGGACGATGTCGCCGTCTTTCGGGGACTCGATTTCGCCCGGGAACACCTGGCCTGCAAAGGTTGCGGACTTGGCCATCGCACGCAGCGGCTTCATAAACGCGCTGACGGCAGCGGCCATGCTGTTTGCCGTGTTGTTCAGGCGCCGATCGGCAACGCGCAGGATCAGCAGCGGGCGCACCTGGCGAGCGGCCTTGTCAGCCAATCGCAGGTACTCGACCACCTGGAAGTCGCTCGCCGGCGCATCGAGCATGTTGCCGTCGCCCCAGAACACGCCCGGGTAGTCGGGGTAGGTCTGTGAGACCGAAAAGCGCGCCTTGTCGAGTTCCGCCCTGATCGCGGATGGCAGGGGCACGCCGTCTTTGTCGCTGGGCACCTTGCCCAGGGCCATCACTGGGCCAGTGGCCACACGCATAGGGCTGTCAGCAACGCTCACGGCCGTGTTGGCCAGGCGCCCGGCCAACACGCCCAAGTCATTGCCGTGCAACTGGGGCACGACCAGGACACGCGGCGCTGCCAGGTCTTGGGTGATTTTCTTTTGCAGGGCCAGATAGTCGGCCCAGGTCTGTTCGGGAGTAATGCCGGCAGTGCTGGCCATCACGAACATACGACGACCGTAGGTATTGCTGACGGCGATCGCCGCGTCATGCATGGCCGACAGTTCTGCAGCAGTGGCCACCGGCGCGGTGATCACCACGGCTTCCACAGAAAAGCCCTGCTGCTGGGCCTTTTCCAGGGCAGTCCGCCAGTCGCCATCGACAGCGATCGGCGCAGCCAAGCACGCCCAACGGTCGCCGCCATTGGCCTTGGCTGCCGCGACTTGGGTTTTCAGATCGCTAATAGGAAGGCCCAGCGTTGCGTCCAGGTCGCTGTCGGTGTTCAAGGCGATCAGGCTGCCGACGCTCTTAACGCCGGGGCCGATGAACAGGAAATAGCGTTCGATCTCGGTCACGGCACCCTGGCCGAGATTGAGATTGTTAACGCTGACGTTGCCAAGTGCCATGCAGTGCCTCGTTATTTGCGGGAGTTGAGGATTTGTTCAAGCACCTGGTTAACCAGCAGGCTGGTATCGCGGTCGGTGCTGACGCCGAGGAACTGGCGCTTTGGTAGGGTGATTTCCCAACTTTGCGCACCGGTGCCTTCGGCTTTTTCGTCGGACAGGATGCGTATCAGCAGGCCCGCCTTGGCGTAGTTCACGTGCTCTTGAATCCATGCCACGGATGGCCGGGATAGGCTTTTCCTGCCCTTCTGGCGCACCTTGAAACCCAGGTGGCGCAGTCGTTTGGCCTGCTTGTCGGTCGCGGCCAGGCCCTCGGGCACCTTGTTCCAGCGGCGCATTTGCGCGGCGGTACGGCGTTCGGAGGCACCATGGTGTTGCTGCGCGGCGACCCATCCCGTCAGGGCGTTACGCCAACCCAGGGTTGCGGAGTCCGCACTCACGTTGGTGACCTGGAGCAACTTGCCCAGGCCGGCTTCCATCTTCTTTTTGCCCTTGCCATCGCCCTTGCGCGCTTCGAAGGCCGAGCCGTCCAGGTTGCGCTGCTCTCGGATCCGCTTACGGCTCATGGTCCGCACGCGCTTGGTAACGTTGTTGAGCAAACGCCGGCGCAGTTGCGGGGGCAGACTCAGCAGGGCCAACTGCTCGCGGACGCCGAGCTGGCCCCGAACGTCCATTTCGAACGTGCTACGCGCCACCGCCGCTGACCTCGCCGTGTTCAGCCGTCCACAAGTCAAAGGCGATCAGGCCCCACTTCTTGCCGAACGCATCGATCAAGCCGTTGGGGTCTTCGGACAGGTGTTGCGCCTCGACGAACTCCAGGGTCAGTTCCAGATCCGCTTCGTCAGGGGTAACCTGGTCGACGGCGAACGTCGGTGCCGGTAGATCGTCGTCCCGGCCGGGATCCTGGGTTTCCAACCAGCCGCCCAGGAGCGCCATCAACAACGCGGGGTTGCCGGCGAATCGCTCAATCACGACCACGGCGCGGTAACGCATATCGCCCATGTGCAGGCCCTGGGTGGTGTCCTTCCAGATCAGATCTAGGTTGACCTGCTCGGCCCAGCTGTCGATCTGCTCGGGCGGCACCAGGTTCAGGCCGATCAGGTAGGTGGTCAGGGCGCGCAGCTTGTTCATAGCAACGCCGCCGTAATGCGGCCACGGCCCTGCAGCGAGCGAACAGCCTGTTGGCTGAATGCCAGGAAGGTTTCCGGGCGATCGGGCGATTCCTTGCCCAGGTTTTCGGCGCTGTCGCGGCGGATGATGGTCACGAACTGCGGCAACAGGCTGGCTTTGGCTCTGCAGTAAACGGCGCGTTTGTACGTCGCTGCTTGAAATGTGCGCTCGGGCAGCACCATAGGGTCAGCAGATTCCAAGGTGGTGACGCCTTGGTTCTGCCAACGCAATTTGCACGTGGCCAAGTCGCTGTTGACCTCGGTCATCGCCGTGGTCAATTCAGCCGTCAGCAGTTCCACCAGGTATTCCGCCGGCAAGCGATAACCCTTCTGAAACTCAGCCACATCGAGGCTCGGCCAAAAGCCGTCATTCTCGATCGCCAGTTCCACAAAGGTGGTGGGTTTACCTGAAAAGCTCATGCTGACCGCTCAAATAGGGCGGGGAGCCTGTTTTCAGTGGGACGGTCCATAAATGGGCGGCTCACTTCCACAGGTCCCCGCTGGGGGGGGTAGTCGGTTATTCGGAAGCCGGGTTAGCGGCCGTTTGTTTTTCCAGGGCCTTGCGGATCCTTTTGATACGGGTGTTGTTACCGGCCTGGGCGTACAGCTCAGTGGAGCGCTCCAAGTGTTTGAGCGCGGTTTCCCACTGCTCGGCCTCCATGGCGCGCATGCCAATCAACTTGTGGTACTTGCTGGGGATCTGCTCCGTCAGGTTCCATACACCATCGACCAGCGGCAGCAGGTCGGACAGGTATGGCTCTGGGCTGCGCTTGGCGTTGTACTCGGCGTAGGCCCACTCACACACGGCGTCGGCCACAAACGTCTGCAGATCACGGCGCTTGAAGCGCTCCGGCATCTGCTGGCCCTGCTCCATCAGGAAGTCAGCCAGTTCCAGGGCGTCGTCGAACTGGGCGGTGTCGAACAGCCAGACCATCACCTGCACCGCGACACGGTTCGGGAAGTTCAAACCCGACTCGCAGTAGCGCTGCACGTATTCCTGGTACTTGGGCAGCAGCTCTTCGCGCTTAAGCGACTGTTTGCTGGCCAGGTTCTTGAGGTCACTCAAGCGCGCCAGGTCCTGGTCCAAGGCCGCTTCCTGCAGCAGCAGGTGTTTGCGCGCATTGGCGGGGCTGCTCAGGGCATCGCCCGGGGTGTAGGCCATGCCTGCAGTAGCGGCAAGCGCCGCCACTGCCGTGCTGCCCAAGGCCAGGATTCGGCGCTTGTGCGCCAGGGCCAGGCTCACGCCAACAGCTCCACGTTTTCGGTCAGTGCGATCTTTTCCAACTGCTCGATCACATAGCCTTCGTTGCGGCTGTTGTAGTCCTCGACGCGGGAGCGCTTCGGGTTCTCGATCGTCTGCTTACGCCAGCTGGTGTCCTGGTAGTAGATCGACAGGTTGTCCCAGCTGGTGACTAGCACCGCGTTGACCGGGAAGTTCGGCACGCTGAACGCCGGCAGACCGCCGTAGGTGGCAATGACTTGGGCGTTTTCGATGCGCTCTTTTTCGGTCGGGGTGTCGCCCTGTTTGGTGTACAGCTTGGCCTTGTCAGAGGCGAGCAAGTCGGTGCCGATGATCGCGACCAGGTCGCCGTCTTCGCGCAGGATCTCGTCCACCATCTGCTTGGTGTCGTGCACCAGGGCGTCCAGGTTGGCGTAGTCGCCGCCGGCACCCAAGGTGACCTTGCCAGCGGTGGCCCCCTCTTTCAGCACCTGCTGCGGGGCCTGCTCGCGCAGTTGCTGCAGCCAGCCCTTATTCACGTCCTGCAGCTTGGGATTCGCCGCCAGGTCGGTCTGAGTGGCGACACGGGTGCCATGGAAACCGATCACGATTCGGTCCTGGGCAATGCGCTTTTGCACAGCAGCGGAATAGCGCTCTTTGAAGTCGGGAAATTTCGCCCAGGCGTCGATCTTGGCGTATGGCAAACCCACGTCCGACTGGGTGTCGGCCAGTTCGTAGGTGCTGTTATCGAGCGCCGACGCGTCCTTGGCTTCGCGATCGGTGGTCTTGGTGTTGGTGCGGCCTGTGACCGGACCATTCACGCCGATGAAGACCTTTTCACCCTTGATCTCGCTGACCGGGGTGACGTTGATACGCTCCAGGAAGTCGGCCTTCGCGGTGATCGCGTCGTTCAGTTCCTGGGCAATGGTCGGGTCCACACTGAACATGCGAGTCGAGTTTTCGATGCCGTACGCTTCGGCAATCGCTTCCTGCAGCTCAGCATACTGTTTGGCGCCACGGGCGCTTAATGGCTGGGCCATGTCAGAGCACCTTGCGTCGTGGGGTTTTTACCGGGCCTGGGTTGCGGGGCAACTGACGACCGGCGGAGGTGTTCTGCAGCGCACTGAACTGCTTCTGCAGCGCATCCAGCTTGGCAAGCACGGATTGGTTGCCCTTGCTCTTGCGGCGGAATTCGCGCTCTTCCTCGGCGGTGGCCACGATGTCATCTACGGCCGTGCTGACGTCGTCGATCAGCTCTTGATCAGGCTCAGGTGCGTCTGCGGCGGCGGGCTCAATGACGGCTTGGAGGCCGGCAGCGACAACCAGCAGCTGCGCCACCAGGGCCGTCAGAGCCGTTGCTGTAGCTTCATCCATTGGGGGTTTGCTCTCTGTTTGGGGTTGGGTGGTTTCGGCGGGCAGCACATCGGCGGCGAAACGCTTGAAAAAGCCGGTCAGGGCATTGATCAGTCCGGTTTCGGCGCTGGCCTGGCTGTCGTCCTGCAGGCGGCCGAGTTCGACCGAGGCGGCGTAATACGAAGCGCGGGTGTTCTTGTGTGAGAAGTAGAGTTCTTGGGTGCCCACACTGGCTGGCTGATCGGTGACGCCCATGCCAGTGAGGTAGGCTTTGCCCTTGCCACGAAAGTCCGGGGTGATCTCGATGCTGGTGAACAGCTTCTGGCCCTGATCATTCAGGTAAAGCAGGCGGTCGTTGGGCTTCAATTGCGCTTCCAACGCCACTTCGCCCGGCTCCAGGTCTTCGGCCTCTTCCACCAGGCGCACCGCATAGACGGTGCCGTGGGAGCCTGGCCAGCGTTCGTGATCGCACCAGATCACAGCCGTGTAAAAGGACGGCTTGTAGGTTTCAGCGATATCGCGCAGTTCCTGGGGAAGGATCACGCGCCCATCAACGGTGGCTCCGCTGGTGGCGACACGTTTCCAGAACGAAACAAGGGAACGGGGCATGGATTTGACTGCGCTCAATCACTGAATGAGCCGCCACGATAGGGAGCCGCCAAGCCCCAAACAAACGGTTCAAATGCGCGTTTCTCCTATATTCGCGATATAGGTGGATCACGGAATTTAACCCCGCGTTTCCAGCGTTTTCGCCGCATAGACTGCGGCCC